GGTGTTTCAGAAGCGCGACATTTATTTAGTTACAAAGGATACTAAAGGGCAAGAACAATGATGCAATTTAACAGGACACAAATTGGCGAGGCATTTAGCGTTAATTTGACGACCGTGGACAAATGGCGCCGTAGCGGGTGCCCGGCCATTAAAGATGGACAAAACGTAATGTATAGCGTGCGCGAGGTCAGCGATTGGTTGCGGTCCCGCGATATGGAAACCAGTGGCACCCTAGACCTGGGCCAAGAGCGTGCCAAGCTAACCAAAATCCAGGCAGAAAAAGCCACCTTGGAATTGGAGGCGGCAAAAGGTAATTTGATTCCCATGGAATTAGTGGTGGAAACCTGGCAAGGCCACATAGGAAACGCCAGGGCAAAGCTGTTGGCCATGCCAGCCAAGGCAGCCGCGCAGACCATTGGCATGGATGAATACCTAGAGAGTGAGCAATTTTTAACAGGACTAATCAACGAAGCACTAGACGAGTTAAGCAATGACGGATTACCTAAGAAACACATTAAAAGCCTTGAAGCTATCGCAGAAGATTTGGAAAGCGCCGCCCAAGCTAACGGTTAGCGAATGGGCAGACCACAACCGCAGACTTTCGCCAGAGTCGAGCGCGGAGCCAGGGCGGTGGCGAACCAGCCGTGCAGAATACCAGCGCGAAATCATGGACACGGTTGCAGATGCCACTATAGAAACGATTGTAATTATGTCGTCGGCACAGGTGGGTAAAACGGAGATCATAAATAATATCGTCGGATACTTTATAGACCAGGACCCGGCACCCATGATGGTGCTCCAGCCCACTGTCGATCTTGCCAAGACCTGGAGCCATGACCGCCTGGCGCCAATGGTGAGAGATACACCGGCGCTCAAGAATTTGATAGCAGATAACAAAAGCCGGGCATCAAGTAACACGCTATTCCACAAATCATTCCCTGGTGGGCACATTACAATGACCGGGGCCAATTCACCCACCGGCCTGGCGTCGCGTCCCATCCGAATTGTTTGTTGTGACGAAGTGAGCCGATACCCGCAATCGGCTGGCGTCGAGGGCGACCCGGTAAACTTGATTAGAAAGCGAACAACGACGTTCCACAATCGCAAAATAATATTAACCAGCACGCCGACACTAAAAGGCGCTTGCAGAATAGAACAAGAATTTGGCATTTCAGATCGACGTTATTATCACGTACCGTGCCCACATTGTGAGCATGAGCAAAGGTTGAAATGGGCCAACGTGCAATGGCCGGAGGGCAAACCCCAAGAAGCGGTGATGGTGTGTACAGAGTGCGGTGGCGTGATAGAAGATAAACACAAACCCAAGATGATTAAAAACGGCAAATGGGTTGCCGAGTTACCAGGAGGAAAAATTGCCGGTTTTCATCTAAACGAATTATATTCCCCCTGGCGCACGTTTGCCGACGTTGCCGAAGATTTTAGCGAAGCCAAAAAGAACCCGGAGACATTAAAAACATGGGTTAATACTTCCCTGGGCGAAACCTGGGAAGAAGCCGGAGAAAGTTTAAACGAGCATTTATTGGCCGAGCGAAAAGAAAATTATGCTATCGATGCGATACCGCCGGAAGTGCTTTTACTAACAGCCGGCGCAGACATTCAAAAGGACCGAATCGAGGTTTCAATTGTCGGTTGGGGTTTAGATCAGGAGTGCTGGATATTGGACCATGTGGTGCTTTATGGCGACCCGACACAGCAAAAGGTTTGGCATGAGTTAGAAGAGGTTTTAACGAAAACCTATGATGGCCATCGGATAGCTGGCGTGGCAATCGACAGCGGATATTTAACAGAGTACGTATATCAATTCACCAAGCCGAGGGCAAGCCGCCGAGTATTTGCAATCAAAGGTCAGGCTGGGATGGGACGGCCGTTAACCACTAAACCCAAGCCAGTTGGACGCACCAGAACACCGATGTACACCATTGGAGTGGATACTGCAAAGCGCACGATATACAGCCGTTTACGCCTTACCAGTGGCGAGGGATATATTCACTTTGGCGTAGACTTTGACGACGAATATTTTATGCAGCTAACAGCCGAAAAGATGGTAACAAAGTATAGGCGCGGTTTTCCTGTCATGGAGTTTGTCAAAACAAGAGATCGAAACGAGGCGCTAGACTGTCTGGCGTATGCTTATGCAGCGTTGGATAATTTAAACGTAAAACTGGCGGCACTGGCTGTAAAGCGAAAGGCTAAACAAAACGCAGTGGCGGTAGAGCCAGAGCAGCAAAGCCCACTAGCTACACCACCGCCGGTTAAAAGAACAAAGAAAACGAGGTCAAGAAAAGGAGGGTTTGCCACCAGATATTAACTGGCAGCATTGAGAGAATCGGAAACCCATGCCGCTAAAGTTTTACCATTCGCGGCTTGTTCCCATTTTTGTTTTTCTTCTGGCGTGCAACGAATTTGCAGCCGGACAGATTTGGTAATGTCTTTAGTGGCGTTTTTCTGGCCGGCCATGCCATGTGGTTTTTTCATAACGATAGCTTTTCTAATGTTTCATCAATCCAAGACATGGCGGTACAAATGTCGTTCCATTGCTCGTCGTTTTTTGTGATACCTTCTGGCAATTGAGTGTCACGCAAAGCGTGCAATGCTTGCCACACTACGCGCATGGCTTGGACGTTATCACCGTTAGTTAATGGTTCAGTAATAATTTTCATGCGTCACCTTCATTAAGTTCTGACTTAATAAACTTATCAATCTCACGAATATCTTTCATATCAATACCGCGAAACGTGACCCAGAAAGAGCCTTCATCAAGACCGCCCGTTTCTTCTTCAATAACCATTCGATCTTCAAACTTATCTTTGATTTGCCCAAGACCTGCATAACCAAAAGTTATCATTGGTGTAATATTATATTCAGTATTCATGCGTCACCGCCTATTTGAACTGGTGCAAAAGATAGGCAGTCGTCACCATCCCAAAAAGCATCCTCACTAGCGTAGGCGGTAACACAATCTTCATTAGCAACCAAAATATAATCCCAATCTGTTGAAGTGATAATATTTACCATACAGCCACCGCCTGTATTTACTTCATTATAAGTCATTGTACCTTTCATAATATTCCCCGTTTATTTGTGTGTTTCGATTCAATAAACTAATTGTACTGACAAAATGAATATAGTGCAACACTTTTATTAAAAATAAATCCAAACAAACTGCGCTTTTGTAACTATTGATTAAAAATCAATTATCCCCTATGCCTACGATCATTAGATCAAGGCGTTTAATTTTCATGGCCAATTTATTTGATACCGCGAATTACCCAGAGCGTGAACCCTTTACGCTAGTCATTGGCGACCGCTGGACCTGGAAGAAAGACGATTTCAGCGATTACCCATCATCGGCGTATACGCTCAAATACTCGTTTCGATTGGACGGAGCCGGGGCAACAGAAATTGAGATAACAGCCAGCGCAAATGGCACTGCGTTTAAAATCGAAGTCGGCCAAAACACCACCAAAAACTACACCGCCGGCGACTACCATTGGCAAGCGTATTTAATCCGCAACAGCGATAACGAGCGGGTCACGATTGACACTGGTTACATAGACATTCGACCAAATCGTGATGCGGCAACAACGGACCCGCGATCACATTACAAAATTGTATTGGACGCCGTGGAAGCAGTATTGGAAAAGCGCGCGACCAAAGATCAAGAAGCCTATTCAATTAATGGTCGTTCTCTTACCCGCACGTCTATAGAAGAATTAACAAAATTACGCGACAGCTATCGCGGCAAATATGTTGCAGAAATAAACCGCCACCGGGCCAAAAAAGGTCTTGGGCATCGTGGTCGATTATTAACGAGGTTTAGATAATGGGCTGGTTTAGTAAAGCCGACGAAGCGCCAAAAAAGCGCAAACAGAAAATCAATAAGCGACGTTATGACGCCGGCATTATTGACCGTCTAACGGGCGATTTTAAAGGGTCCACCCTTTCCGCAAATGGTGAGTTGATAAACACATTGCCATTGATTCGCAGCCGGTCCCGCCATTTATGTATGAACAACGATTACGCGCGCAAGTTTTTGGCCATGACATCTGCCAATGTGGTGGGCACCCATGGCATTAAAATGCAAGCCAGGTCTAGGCGTGACGATGGAACACTAGATCGGCAAGACAATATCGCCATCGAGGCGGCATTTGCAGCTTGGTCGAACATCGAAAATTGCACCGTCACCGGGCGACAGACCTGGATTGATGTGCAGAACATGGCCATCAAAGCCATTGCCCGTGATGGTGAAGTTTTAATAATCATGGTCCGGGGATTTAAAAATGACTTTGGTTTTGCGCTCCAGGTAATAGAAGCCGACCAGTTAGACGAAAACCTAAACAAGAATTTAAACAATGGCAACCGCATTGTCATGGGCGTCGAGCTGAACGAGTGGGGTGCAGCGGTTGCATACCATATCAGCACTAGCCACCCTGGCGACAATATCACCTTATTTAATGGCCGCCATTATAAGCGTGTGTTAGCGGCCGACGTTTTGCACCTATATATGGCAGATCGCCCAGGGCAAGCGCGTGGCGTCCCCTGGATGCACACAGCAATTAACCGGCTTAATCAGGTTGGCGCATACGAAGAGGCCGAGCTAATCGCGGCGCGTATTTCCAGCAGCAAAATGGGTTTTTATACCAGCCCGGACGGCGACCAATATGTGGGCGACGAAGACGACGACGGCAATTTATTGATGGATATGGAGCCAGGAGCTATGGAGCAATTGCCCCAGGGCGTGGACTTCAAAGCCTTTGACCCACAGCACCCTACGAGCGCATACCAAGCGTTTATAAAGACGGCTTTGCGTGGTGCAGCCAGTGGCCTAAACGTGGCCTACAACACCTTAGCAAACGATCTAGAAGGCGTAAATTTCTCCTCGATTCGGTCCGGTGTTTTAGAAGAGCGTGAACAATGGCGAACCATCCAAAATTGGCTATCAAACCAGCTATGCCGCCCGGTCTATCGTGCCTGGTTAGTTCAAGCACTGACAACCCAAGCCCTGGCGCTACCGCAGCGGAAATACGAAAAATTCACAAAGGTTGAATTTCAGCCGCGAGGATGGGCCTGGGTTGACCCTCTAAAAGATCAGCAGGCCAGCAAGCTAGGAATAGAAATGGGCATTATGTCCCGGACAGAAGTTGCAGCCTCAGCAGGGCGTGACTTTGAAGACACATTGGCGCAATTACAAGCAGAAAACGAATTATTAAAACAGTACGGTATTGCCGTCGAACAAGTCGAACCGCAAGAGGTTAATAATGACAAACAAGACGATTAAAACAGGCTCTTTGCATCGGTCTTTTGACCTATCCAGGGACGCAATTAATGAGGAAGCCAGGACAGTTGAATTGGCGTTCTCAAGCGAGGCACCAGTACAAAGGTGGTTCGGTGACGAAATCTTGGACCATGACGCCAAATCCATTCGCCTTGGCAGGTTGAATGACGGCGGCCCGGTCCTGGTAGATCACGATGGCACAGATCATGTGGGCGTCGTTGAGTCGGTGGTAATTTCTGGCGACCGGGTGGGCCGGGCACAGGTTCGTTTTGGGAAAAGCGACCGCGCAGAAGAAATTTGGCAAGACGTTAAAGACGGCATTCGCAAGTCTGTAAGTGTGGGATACCGCATTCACAAAATGGCTTTGGAATCTGAAAAAGACGGCATGGAATCCTACCGGGCAACCGATTGGGAACCATACGAAATAAGCATGGTAAGCGTGCCAGCAGACGCCGGGGTCGGTATTGGCCGTGGCGTTGATGGTGAGCATCAAACCGAAGTAACAAACATCCAAATTAAAAAACTTGAGGAATCCAAAATGGATACGAAAGCACCAGAAGCCACACCCGTTGTGGATAACACATTTGCAATTGAAGATGTGCGAAAAGCCGAATTAGGCCGCATTACTGACATTGAAGCAATCGGAAACCAGCACGGTTTTGGAACTGACGCACGCGCAGCAATCACCAGCGGTCAATCTGCTAATTCGTTTCGCAGCCATGTGTTGAATAACATTAGCAAGCCAGCCCCGGTTGTATCTACGGACATTGGTTTAACTGAAAAAGAAGTGCGTAATTTCTCCTTTATGCGCGCCATTCACGCTTTATCAAACCCATCGGATCGTCGTGCGCAAGAAGCGGCAGCCTTTGAATTTGAAGCGTCACGCGCAGCAGCAGATCAAATGGGCAGAACAGCCCAAGGTTTGTTTGTGCCATCCGAAGTGTTAAAGCGTGATTTAAACGTGGGCACGGCGACCGCTGGCGGCAACACTGTTGCAACCGATCTTTTGTCAAACAGCTTTATTGATAGCTTAGAAAACGCAATGGTTGTTGCTGGCATGGGCGCTACTATGTTGCGCGATCTCAATGGCAACGTCGCTATTCCGCGTCAAACCAGTGGAGCAACAGCTTACTGGGTTGCTGAATCTGCCGCTGTTACTGAAAGCCAGGCAGCATTCGATCAAGTAACAATGTCACCCAAAACGGTTGGTGCGTTCTCTGATATTAGCCGCAAATTGTTGCTACAAAGTTCAATCGACATTGAAGGTTTTGTGCGTAATGACCTGGCAATGCGCTTGGCTATGGCGATTGACCTATCTGCAATCGCTGGTACTGGTTCTAGCAACCAGCCCACTGGCATTTTGGCCACCACTGGCATTGGCGCGAAAACCTTTGCAGCGGCCGGCAATCCAACATTTGGCGAAATGGTCGATGTTGAAAGTCAGGTTTCAATTGATAACGCTTTGTTTGGTTCTTTGGGCTATGTCTCAACAGCCGCCATGGCGGGTGCCATGAAGCAAAAAGCGAAGGATGCCGGGTCGGGTCAATTCGTAATGGCTAACAACCAGGTGAACGGCTACAACATGGCCGTGACTAATCAAATGACGGCTAATACCGTTCTATTTGGTAACTGGGCAGATTTGATTATTGGCATGTGGGGCGGCCTCGACATTAACGTCGATACCTCTACTGGTTCAGCCTCAGGCACGGTCCGCGTGGTTTGTATGCAGGATGTTGACATTGCAGTTCGCCATGCTCAATCGTTCGCTAAAGGCTCTGGTGGTTCTTAAACCCTAGACCCTGGGGCGGGGTAACACCCGCCCATTTTTAACCAGGTAATAATTTAACCAGGTGAATAAGATGAAAGTTAAGATTTTAAACACGACCGCAGCAAGCGGAACAGATTTGTTAGCCGGTTCAGTCGCAGAAGTCAGCGACCAGGACGGGCAGACGTTAATACGCATGGGCAAGGCAGAGGCATATACAGCGCCAGCCACAGCCACGAAAGCAGCAAAGAAAAAGGCGTAAACCATGGCTTTTGTTGAAGATTTTGAAGCGTTTTTTGATACCGAAGATTTTGCAGTAATTGCAACCTTTTCGGGCACCAGCGTTTCAGGAATATTTGATGAAAGTTTTATGGAAGTGCAAGGCGTTGAGGGATTCCACCCGGTCTTTACATGCGCCCAGGCCGATGTTTCGAGCGTGGCCCATGGTGATTCTATAACAATCGGTGGTGTGGTGTTCCATGTTCAAGGCGTACAAAGGGATGGCACAGGAATGGTCGCCTTAATCTTAGAGGATCAAACCTAATGGCGCACGCACGCCAGCAAATACGCGCCCAGTTGGTGACGACATTAACGGGCCTAACATCAACCGGCAACCGGGTCTTTGATCGGCCTGTTTTTTCTTATGCCGTTTTGCCAGCTTTAACCATCTATGCCGACCGAGACACAGTAGACGAGGATTTAAGCAGCAAAACTAGAAATTGGCATAATTTACAGCTAAGAGTTGAGGCCAGGGCCAAAGCAAAAGAGGGCGTCGAAGACTTAATTGACACTATTTGCGCGGAAATAGAAACAGCGATTTACGCAGACATCACACTAAACGGCAAAGTGGTCGAGGTTTATTTGGAAGACACCGGCATAGAGTACAGCACAGAACAAGAAAAACCCCTTGCCCTGGCGACTTTAACCTTTACGG